TTTTGTTTTTACCGACCTTAAGGGTGGTCGTCCTGTCACTATTTAGGTGTAAATCTCTGGCACTGATGATATATGTGTCTTCTTCTTCGTCCATTTCGACGAGACTGCCTGTCTTACCATTGATTATACGTATTCTTTCACCATCTTTTGAGTTGTCAAACTCCAGTACATGACCCGCTGAGGTCACTGTCACCCAGTTCTTTGGATAGTTCGTGATGTGTTGAGGATTTTCATTATTCTCTTCACTACCATCGAACAGTTCTGTATTTGTGGTATCTTGTCTTGCCATTAGTATCCTCCTCCACCACCGCCACCGCTACTAGGTGGGTTGCTAGGTGGATTATATTGTTGTGGTGGTGGGTCGTTTTGTGTGGGTGGATCCACTGTTACAGGTGTAGATGGTGTCTCTGTAATACCACTTGATATGGTGGTTGTGCCTGGTGATGGGTCTGATACACCTGATACCTGTGTCTCTATCACTTCTACTGTAGTGTTCGGTGGATGACCAACACAATCAATGTAAGTAGAAGTTTCAAAGATCTCAGTAAACTTAGTAGGTCCTACGTACTGATATGTAGGAACTATATCAGCACCATATCCTTCTGGATCTACGATCCGAGGTCGTACAAATCCCACTGTCTTTGTATTGATAGTTGGGGTGAGTAACCTACCATTTGTATCAACAGATATATCACCGACCTCATTAGGTCCGACATATATTTTAGGTTCTTTGTATCCTTTACCTACGTTTGTGATGTCGATAGTGTCGAGCACTGGTATAATATCCTCACAGTTAGCATACAATGCTGTAGCATTAGCAGGAATAGCGAGGTCATAGAATGTCTTCAGTGGGTTAAGTTGGAACTTATATAAACCACCAGATGTCTGTATCTTCAGACCAGGTGGAATGATGTCAGTCTTCTCTAGTGTTGCTAGAGCAACCAAACCAGTGTTGTCATAATCATATTCTATGATCTGTAGTATCGCTGTGTTTGGATCTCCATCTGACTCTTGGAAGAATAGTACATCTCCCTCTTCAGCATAGTCATTTAGCTCTACGTTGTCTATGAGGTAGAACTTCTGTTCTCTTGGGCAGTATGTATTGTCAGGATCTAATCCGTATCCTACGCCTGGTTTATCGACTCTTACTTTCTCTATTTTACCACCCTTAACAATAGGAGTCAACTTAGCACCAACACCCTCTGGTTCATTACATGTGAACATTGCTCTGACTCTAGCAGTCGTGTTGATGTTAGAACCTTTATTACGCATGAACACACCAACCATAGCACCTATGTCATCAATGATAGGTAACGCTCTGATAATACTTGTGGACTGTGCATTGTCAAAAATTAATTCTGGGAAGCAAGGTTTCTTACGTGTGTTACTTGGACTACAGTTTAGACTTGCGAAGTTGATAGTACCATCTGACGCACGTATAGGATATACACTGTCAAACTTCTCTACTAGACTCTTACCCTTCTCAAATGTCTTAGACGTTACACCAGTGCCAGGTGCACCAACCTCTGCGAACTCACCGTTCTTAGTGTTGAAAGCTTTCTTGACGAGTTTACCACCTTCCAACTTAGTGACTGGAACCCATCCACGTGAATTGGGCTTAGCTGTACCAACTAACTGAGTCTTACCATCTTTCAATGCACTCTTCGCTGCATCACTGTACTGACTCATCTGTTTCTTCTGCTTGTCTGCTTCACTCTCTTTACCCCCTGCTCCTGTCTCGAATGTAGATAAACCAAGAGCACAAGATAGATCGCCATCACAAACCATGTCGATTAGATCGAGTATCTTAGAAGTGATACCTTGTATAAGGTTAGCATTGTTCTTGATAGCACTCAATGCACCATCAAGGATACCAAGTGCAGTGCTAAGACCCTCCATCAACTTCTCCATCATTCCACCAAACAAGTCTGAGAATATGTCCTGTGCCAAACACAATGCAGCGTCTAGTGCTTGACTTAACAAGTCATTCAACATTCCACCAATAACATCTGCCAGTTCATTGAAGATTTGTTTGAAGAGACAGTCAACAAGATCTCCTATGTTCTTGAGCTGATCCACAGCTGGATCTAACAAATCAGGATCAGGAATCTTGATGTCATTGATAGTATCCTGAATCTCTTTCTGTACTTCCTTTAATACTGTACCCTTCACGTTAGCCAGTACACCACCCATGAACCCTTGTATTCTGGTCTGTATTGCTTCTATCTCTCCTGCTACGTCTTCTATCTTACCTGTAGTCTTATTGATAAACTCACCTATATCATTCTTCTCTATACCTCTAGCAAACTTTAGGAACTCAGCAGTAGCACCCTTGATCTTCACATCTGCGGGTGTACCACACTTACCATTACCTACATGTATAGTATATTTCTTTCTCTCATCAGCCTTCTTCATTGCCTCAGTCTGCTGCTGTGCTTTACCACGTTCGTTGACTGTTGAGACTGTATCTTCTTCTGTTGTTTGTTGTACAGGTCCGCTAGTGTTACCTGTTTTTGGGTCAGTAGATGTTGTATCAGCTGTACCACCTACGATACCACCACCTGTACCATGCTTATCTGGATCATAGTCTGGTGCATGTATCTGTTGATATCCTATGCTACTCTGCTCTGGTAGTTTAGTGTATATTGCTTCTGGGTTCTGGTCACTGATACTACCCATGATCACTGGTATCTGGGCTGAGGATCCATCCATGAAGAATCCAACTACCCATGAGCTAACTTGTAACTGTTGGATAGATCCCATACCACTCTTCATGGCATAGACAGCTGGCATGATACAAGATGCCCAAGGTAGATCTCTGGTTGGTAGTACCTCTTTGTCTGGGTTGTGATACCCTACAATTCTAACCTTAACCTTACCTGTATAATCGTAATCTAGTGACTCCTCACCATCGTTCTCTGGATCTGACCCGTCGTTCTCGACTTGTCCTATCCACCAGTTGAACCCATCTTTACCGATGGCATGTGCTGCACTCTCTAAATTCATCCTATACTATCTCTATACAGTGTGACCTGAGTAGACATGGTGTCTCTCTCTGTCAAAAATTGACGATAGATTTTACCTACTATGTAGCGACCACTAATATCAGGATCTGTGTCACCAGTCTTAGCATTATATTTAGTGACCATAACTACATCTCCAATATATAAGTCCATCTTACCTTCATACTGGAAGGTAGCTGACTGATTGAAGAACAACTGGTTTCGGATCATGGACTGACTGAGCTGTGTTGTTAGGTCTTGTGTGTACTTACCCTCTGTGTACATGGCTGAGTCCATTATCTTAGACATAATTCTAGTTGGTGCTCCACCAAGTTCTTCTCCACCAAATCTTCTGTAGAACTCTGGTAACTCTGATGTAGGGTTTAGTTTCTTCATTGAGTCATAGAAGTCATTAATAAAGAATGGTGTCTCAGTATACTTAAAGTCCTTCATGTCCAATGTAAATGTAGTACTAGCATAACTACCGAGGTTGAGACCACGGAATATGTCCGACGCACCTGTTAAAGTGAATCCATCTATAGCAATAACCTCTTCATCTAATTCATCTGCTGTAAAATTTACTTTTATATCTTTAGCTGTTGGCTCTTCTACTAAAGAATCCATCGCTCTGAAATGATATCCTAATCTGTCCTCATAGAATAGGTATCCTGCACTCTTCTTACCACTGCCACTCTGTAGTACAGATCTCCATGCTAACCATGAGATAATAGTATATGGATCCCAGTATGGACTGACGAAAGATAGTTTAGTAGCACTCTCATCAACGTCAACTGTTTTGTCTGTCTTTATCTCATCTTTCATCAACTCTGTCACTAACTCATGAGTGAACTTACCTCCTCCCTTGCCAAATCTACGGGAAATTTTTTTAGCAGAATTTCTTACTGCATCAACCGAAACGCAATAGAGAGTTGCCTGTGACTTCTTACCATCTATAACCATCCTATCTTTAACATCATATATGACCATACTATATGAAATTATATTGTCATAGGTATCAGACCAAGTGATGTCGATAGGTTCCATACCTTGTATGTTTGATAAAACTGATGACGATGAGTCATTTAGTTTTATGATCAACAATACATTTGACTTAGTAATGTCCTCGATATAATGTAGTTCTAATAGATTATTACTTGTAAAAGGTTGCACCATCATACCAGTCTGATCCGTCTCTGGATCATACATTGATATACCTATCTTTAGGTCTAGTAACTCGAAATTTGCTTCTTTCTTCATACTATGTCGTTAGGTGTCTGTCCTCCATCTACAATACTAATGCTATGTAGTAGATGCTTACTAGGTTTTAGTGGTGCAGGAGGTAGTGGATCTGACTCACCAATACCCATGGGTGTACCACCCATCTTGGCGATAGTCTGCATGATTGCTTCCATACCCATATCTGACTGTTCACTAGCTGACTTGATCTGCATGTTAGTGAGCTGACTCATATGCATCTCATTGTCCATGTTTACCTGATTAGTCAGACTGTTTATATCTTGATTATTATATTGACTGCCTTCTGTTGCGGGTTGTACTTTACCTAGAAGTCTACTTACTAATCCTGTAGCAGCTCTAACTTGTGTAACTGCCTTAGATTTCATAAACATATTCTTTGCACCCTGTGCGATATTGGTGATGCTATTTCTCATAGCATCAATCTTCGTATCACCCTGAGTTGATAATGTGTCAGGTGCTAGTGAAGGTCCTCCAAATGCGGTAAGAGTTGGATCACCCTCCTCGAATCTTTTCTGGTTAGTACCTATTTCATCCATATAG